CTTCAACAGCCATCATCATTAATTTTTGTTCTTTAACCAGAAATGGTCTAAACTTTAGAGGCTTTTCTCTAGATAAGATTTTTACCTCATACGTTGGAGTTGATATGGTCGGAAGTTGCATAATTACCTCATTGTTAAAATTATATTAATATCTACCAGCTATGTTGATCCTGGGGTTGATGGGTTGGGCAATCTTGTTGCTGTTACCGTAACCTCTGAAAGCTGATTACTCAATCCATATTTAGATTCAGGAGTAAATGATGATGGGTTGGTTGCATACGATCTATTTGTGATTTGAACGTTCCCAGAATTTTTAGAATTCCATCTCTTATAGGAGAGAGAAACTTGAAATCGATGCGCATTATCCTCAGCCCAATTTAAAGATAATTGACTGACTGAGAGAGGAAACGCACCTTCTAATTTCACAGAATATATTAATTCATTAGAGCTACTATATTGATTAATTATGACATCAGTTGCAATTCCATTGTCATCTTTATAATAAAGAAGTCCAGTGTTGAATGGGATTGATGCGTCAATCCAACTATCAAAGAACATCTTTTCTTTCATATTTCCAGTAGCATAGAATGTTAAATTTACTGGAGAATATGTTAAATGATATGGAATTCTCTCAACGAAACCATAGTGTCTAAATTCAATGGGAGTCACATCTACTGCAGGTAATTCTGCAGATTCGCAACTTAATGATAAAAATTTACCACCGTCATTGAAACCGTAATTTGAACCATTGAGACAACTTGGTGTCGCGATTCTGACTTCAAATTTATCGGATTTAGCAAATTCTTTTTCGGATGAAACGTGGGTTATAAATTCATTTATTGAGAATGCCATTAATTTATACTCTCTACCGATAGTTTTTGTACGACTGATGCTTTTTGTTTAGCGAATTTCTCAATAGGAAGAAATAGAGCAACTTCCCACATCTCAGGCTCAATATTGATTACTCTCTTTTGTTTAATATGACCAGTCAAATAACGTTTCAAACATGGAGCAAATTCTTTAAAACGAGCACTTCCTTCTAGAAGATTATAAGTCACTTTAAACTTAGTTGACTCATCAAAATGATCATTATTAACCAAAGAATATAATTTTTTGAGAAACATAATCCTATATCTTATTGGAAGATAGTGGAGATTGAGTCCCAAGAATCCATCACTATATTTCTTGATGCAGATTACTAAAGGGAAGCGATCATAAAAAGGAAGTTCTTCTTTTAGTTTTGGATCATAATTGAAGAAATACATCTTCCCTAACATTATTGTTTTGACAAAACGATCTTTGTCTTTTAGAAGAATGTTTTGATTTATTTTTAAATTCTTTAGATTTTGAAGGAGCCACTGTCTTGATTTTTGAGTTCTATCTTGCAAGTTATGAGTTAGCATTCCTTGTCTAACATCATTAAAGAATGATGGAGTTGTTCTCGTTGGGATATCGTTTGGCATTATTTTATATTTAACTCTTTTTCTGTGATAACCTTAAATTCCCAACCTCTATCTGCACAAAACTCATTTGCAGCTTTCCATTTTGCCTCATTAATTCCCCAAGTTGCAATTTCATTAATAACTCTTTTAGTTACTTTCTTTGGTTTGTCGGGAGGTCTTGTTTGTTTTTCTGGTTTAATTTCAAGAACATACTTTTTGGTACTACCATCTCTCGTTTTGACCTTCGCAACAAAATCAGGAAAGTATCTATGATATTTATTATCCATAGGAGATAAATATGGTATGACTAGTTCTTCACTTGACCACTCAATTACACTGCTGTTCTCGTCCAACCATACCATTGTTTTTCTTTCCCACAAGCTTCTATACCAGATGTTTGTAACATCTCCCGTATACTTCTTTGGATTTTTTGGGAAAAAGCGACCTGAGTATGCCATATAAATAACTTAACAATTAACTATTATTTAGTACCAAAATGCCAACACCAGGATATAATACATCATCATTAACTAATGTGAATTTAGCCCCATCATCTGGTTCTGGAGAACTTTCAGTTCTAAATGGAACAAATCCAAATGACAGTTATCAGATATTGAAATACCCATCAGACATAGGCACAGCAGCTGATAAATTACATTATGTTACATTTTATATTAATCTTCCAACAAATTCCAAATACACAGGAGATTTGACATCTGGAGCTCCTATTGCGACCGCAAGCAATTATGCAATAACTTCACCAATTAAGGGAAGTTTAGTCAGCACAGTTGGGGCTGGTACTGCTGCTGCTGCTGCTGCTGGAGCTGGAGCTTTATTGGGTCTTGCTGGGACAGGAATCGCAGCTTTAGGTGCTGGTGTGGTAACCGCATCAGCCGCAGCAATAAATTCTATATCCCTACAACCTAAATTGCAAAGAATTTCTACTGCAATTTCAATTTATATGCCCGACACAGTAATATCGGATTATTCACACAACTATCAAGAAACATCAGTCACAGATGCATTGGGTAAAATAGGAACAATAGGAACTTTAGCTGCTGGAATCACAAGAGCAGCAACAACCAAAAACGCTCCAATGAAAGATAGTCCTGCTGTTTTAGAAGCTGCGGGTAATATTCCTGGGTTAGGATCTAATGCTTCGGATGTTGCATTAAAGAGCGCAAATTTCGCAGTCAATCCTCAAGTCGAATTAATTTACAAAGGAACTGCTAACAGAGAATTTATTTTTGAATTCAGATTCCAACCAAGAACTCCAGCAGAAGCTGCCGCGATAAGATCAATAATCTATACATTTAGAAGATTCTCTGCACCAGAACTTCAGGGTGATAGCAACGGCAGATATTTCATCAATCCTGGATCCTTTGATATCAAATTCTATTTCGGCAATACTGAGAATACGAATCTCTCAAGAATTTCTACTTGTGTATTGGAAAATTTGAATGTCAACTATTCAGGAGCTGGGCAGTATGCAACATTCTATGATGGCATGCCTGCTCAAATCGATCTTCAATTGAGATTCAAAGAGGTCGATATTATCACAAGAGAACTCATCGAACAGTTGGGATACTAAAAGATGGCAACATACTTTCAGAATTTTCCTAAATTACCATATACTTTTGACCCAAATTACCAAAATTGGTTCAATGTGACAAATATATTCACGAAAGTGAGTATGTTGAGTTCGCCACTTAGTAATTCTTTTACATATTATCAATATGATCTTAAAGAAACAGATAAATTTGAACATATTGCATACAAATATTATAACAACATCAATGATTTTTGGATTCTCTTATTTGCAAACAATATTATAGATCCATTTTACGGCGCTCCACTAGATTATCAATCATTTATTAATTATATTAATCTAAAGTATGCACCTAATGGTGGTTATATTGAATTCTTAAACAACTACACACAAGAAATCTTTTTTCTGAATAATTCCGATTCATTATTGAATTTCTATGATAATCAAGATATAAATCCCAACGATACTCCAACAAATGGAATACAAGTTGCACAATCAACACTAGATCACTATGAGTTACAAACAACAACTATAGTGACCGCATCAAATGGATATTATTATTCGAACACCACTACTGCATACTTCTCAAACACAACTTATGCAATCTATGATATAAGAGATTTATCTCGAGACCCAACACAATTACCGACACTAGAATATGACACAATAACTTTTGTTTCTCCTCCAACGACTGTCGTTAGTGGTGGCACAGCAGAATATCCAGATGTTAATAATCAATTAACAGTCAACCAAGTGATTAAGCTGGTAGCTGTTTCTTGTTATGATGCTGAAAATGCACTCAATGAAGATAAGAGACACATAAAAATAATCAAGAAAGATTATGCATCTCAGATAGAAAACGAATTGACTAAATTATTGACATCATAATACTATGACAACAAATGCACCAACAGATACAGCACCAATAACAGGTTTAAGTTATAGTAGTGACTATAAACTAAACTTAGCAATTACCACCAGCGATGGTCAGAGCGTACAAGTTGAGAATTTGCTTCTCAATTTCAATCTCTATGAAGATATATTTTCTCCAACTATGAGTGGTGATTTTGACATCAGTGATGCTCATGATATTTTTACCAGTTTCTCTTTTCAGGGAAATGAATATATTTACTTAGAGTTAGATAAACCATCATTAAATAAACCAATAAAGAAATACTTTAGAATCTATAAAGTATCAGACAGACAGCAAAAAACACAGTCACTGCAAGTATACAGAGTACATTTCTGCTCAGAAGAATTACTATTGTCAACCCAGATGCTTTTAAGAAAATCGTATAAGGGTATGACTATCGATAGCATGATAAATGATATTTTGAATAATGTTCTCAAAGTTCCATCAACAAAGACTAAAAATGGTTTATTTTCTAAAACTGGTGGAAACTTCAATATCATTATACCTAAAATGCAGCCACTGGAAGCTGTACAGTGGTTGACGACCAGAGCTTATAATGATAATCAGACACTATATTTCTTTTTTGAAAATAGAGATGGATACAACTTCACATCATATGAAAATTTAATTTCGAAGGGTTCTTTCACAACATTTTACAGAGCACCAAAAGTAACCACAGAACCTGATCAAAACATTAAAGCATATAATTACATTAATATTGTCCATGATTTCGATACTATAAAAACAAATAGGTTTGGTGGATTTGCGACCTCTCTCTACACATATGACATTGTCAAAAGAAAATATGTTAAGAACACATTTACTCTCCCAACTCTTGGTCCATCTAATTTCTTGAACAAATTCCCAATAATAAATTCTTCACAAAATAGATTTAATAAAAGTTTATTTGATACTGTTGATTCTATGCAGAAGTTTTATCCAACAACTGATTCTGATACGAGTACAAATCCAATACATCCAGAAAGATGGATAAATCAGCATGCGATAAAATTAGCTCAACTGCATCAATTAAAAGTTGTTCTCAATGTTCCTTTGGACGTTCAATTAAAGGCTGGACAAGTAATAACTCTCAATCTTCCAAAAATGACACCTCAATCAGATACAGGTGGTTATGTG